CTTGTGGCCTTGGGAAAATTGTGCCCATAGGGAGCGATGAACGCTCCAAATGGGTTGAAAACCAAGGTCATAGTTTTCTAGAGCGTTCAGCTCGAAGGTTATCGCATTAGAAGACTCAATTGTCTAATTGCATACCTACCACACGGCCACCGTGTGGATTTTAAGTGGCACTAGGTGCCGGATTTTGTTGCATATATGCAACGGGTGCGCCAGTGAAGAACCCGAGGGTAAAATCTTCAGCGACGCTACAATAAGCTCGAATTGATGCGGCATCAGCTGCGCCTCGCGCATCAATGTAACAAGTCAGATCGTGAAAGAAATTTCTGCTGCCCGTGCCAGTGACATTGGCCTTCTTTCCCGGAAGAAAACGTTCTTCTGAATAGAAGGGTATCTCAACTTCCAAAACGGCATTCTGTTTGACGGGGGTTACATGTAACCCGGGCCATCCAGATCCGCCGGTCGAAAGTTCATTAGCTACCCTTTCCGAAACAGTAGAAGTACTTATCGGTAAAGCCGGCACATTGGACTGGCGATATACAAATCCAGTGGAAGGATCCCTCTCAACGCCCATATACCCAATTGTATTGGCGCCATTAGAGGCATTTCCATTGTACATGTATTTCCATCGCATTCCACCCCTTCGACAAGTAAACGCTGGTGTAACGTAGTTCAACAGCGTCATCTTGGCATAGTTGTAGGGGGTGGGATCGACGGGTGATTTTGCTTTGTGTTCAGCTCCTGGAGCAAAACCTCGATACATCGGAAAATCGCTGAGTACCCATATGTTAAATCCGGTGGTGTCTAGAAATGCGAGCGAATGTAAATAGTTATATCGCTTCAAGCATTGTCTAAAAGACACAATGGGATCTCCAAAGAATACATCAAGCGTATGATCCGCTGATGTCAGTTCTGGACCCAACGTTTCCGTGGGTTCAGGCTTCATTGGGGCTGACTCTTCTGGAGTAAGATCCGCATCTGGTTGAGACACCTCTCCCGATTGGGGTGTGTACTCGCCAGCTTGTGGGGCAAACCAAGACAAATTCTGAATATCAGAATCATGTGGATTGGCTACCTCAAAATCTTCTCCGGCCGAAACAAACACGTTTACGGCAATATCGTTGTTAACAGTGGAATTAGGGACAGTAAGCTCGTTGACAACATAGACGGCTAGGATACCATTCGCAGATATGCGTGGTGCCCAGCCAATCTTTGTATCACGATAGATTGGTCCGCCATTCATACTCATATTTGCATGTTGCAAGAATGAGAATTGCTGGCCCCAACCTACCTCAACGGTAAAGTCTCGCTCCTTGGCTAAATCAATGATGTGCGTGTAATTTGTGTTATATTCATTGGATAAGGCAAATGAAGGATCGTAAACGATTTTCAATCTCCCCTTGTGAAAGGAGGAGGCGACTATCTGAAAACGGAACTTCATGGTTCCTCGCCAATGTTTAAACGGCAACGCAGCAAAGCAGCAGGCTGGCATGTGAAACTCCTTCCTACCATCAACTGACAACTCGCTCCAAATAACAGGTGACACTTCTGTATTCCACAGTAGTGTCTCGGTGCTATCAGCAACTTGCCAGCCGAATTGAGTAAGGTAACTTTCTCGCTGGGCAATAGATTTGATTGTCATCTCATCCGTGCCATCCAGTCCGAAAGTCCGTGTATCACACGTCAATTCTTGTTTTGCGTCTAATGTGAGCTTAGTGCATGAATCGGGCATATTAGTATTGGCTAAGTTCCCCATAAAAGTGGGACGATAGGGAACTATATCCGTAACTACAGCCGGGCGTGAATAACCAAATGTCTTGGCTATTGACGCAACAGCTGATGCTGCGATTTGTGTTGCCTTAGCGTATAAACCAATTCCTGGTGCATTCGCCAAGGCTCCCGCTGCACGAGCAACAATACTGGCGGGTTTGGAAACAATTCCTTGTCCATACTCGTCAGCTTGCGGCCTGTACTCACCTGCTTGTGGAAGGAGAGACGCCGGCTCATTCGAAGTGGGTACCGAAAGGGAAACATCTGTTGCCCAAGCGAATACACTCACAGTCACAGAGTCCGACGCTCCGTTAGCATGCTTTAAATTTTGCATGTTATGTATTATCATCTGGCCCATGTCCCTCCAATGTTGATCCGGGATGCTCAACGCATTAGCTTCCCAAACGAAAGGCAAGGTCAATTCGCCTCCTTGCGATTTCGTTGGATCAAGATATACATGGGGTCTTTGGCTGGCGGCCACTACGTCCTCTTGATAGAAGGCTCGGTCTTTGGTGAATTCATCGAAAGTGTGTAGGGGAACATATGATGCGATTGCTCGCCCATAGTGGAACCCGTTACCATTCAACATAAATTTGACATGCAATTTGCATCTCAACAAGTTGAAATTGGTTATCCGATTTATCACTCTTGGATTCTCAAAGAAATCCTGCCAGGGGTTAAAGGTCTCATACAAAGTGGTACCTGTACCCCAGTCAAAAGACTGAATTTTAATTGGACGGGAGAAGAAATTCTCCAAATGGTCGTCAGTGGTGTCGGCCGTCTTAAACGTGGCATCTGGTTCAGATCCCACATTGTATGACCAATCAGCTTGCTGATCGGCGAATGTGACGACCTCGTGTTTTTGTTCTAAATTATTTTCATTTATTTGTACATTAAAACGTGAAGTAATCCTTTATATACAAGTCACAATGGTGGATCAACCAAAATGACAGTCTGCGGCGATTGTCGGAGCGGCTAACTCCTCCCCTAAATAGGGGTTCGGTACGAGGACCGGCCTATATGTGCAAAGCCTATAATATACATTCTAAGTTCGCGGCAGACGACTATATATACACTACGGTATCCATATACACACACCTATTTTTATAATCATGAGCGGATAGGTCCACTCAGAGGGATGCATAAAGATGCCCAATCTTAGGCAGCTGGAGCATAAATTCCATCTACGATCTCAATGCGACGTGATATATAACGGCATACGAATTCGTGTTCTGACATATCTGATACGTAATCATCAATATCTTCAGCACTAAAGTCGATAACACCATCATGAACCAATTGCATGAGATTATAAACAGACCATGGAAGAAGAAATGGGGGAGGTGAAATTGCCCCTCTTCGATAGGCTCCAGTCTGCGGGCGGTAATCAGGTTCTCTGAGAAGTTTGTAAATATATACACAAAATACAATACATAAAACACAGAATACGAAAAACTTCATGTAACCTGGATCACCGCAGTTGATGATTTGGAAGGAATCAACGACATTCCCATCCGCATCAATAATTGGCACCACATTCTCAACAAAACATTCTTGTGGTACGTATTCACCTGCTTGGTTTGTGTACTCATCCTGATCGGGAATCGGGTCTTCATCGTGGTCAATTCCACGAATATAACGGTCTTTCCAATGTTCAACACGATCAAAGTAAGTTTGATCCAGCATGGTACACATATGTGAGATTCCGGCCCTGTCGGCAACCTCACGCATTTGCTGACGACGCTTCTCATAGATTCCTTCTCCATGGTTGAACCATTCTCGAAGGGCACCATCGATATTGTCGGCAGCCAATTTTTCCTTGGTGTTAGCCTTAGATTTTAGGTTTGAATGCAAGCTCTTAAAGATAGACTCCTCATCCAACGCTCCCATGATACATCCGGTATGTACACAAAATACATTCTTCCTTTTCAGAAAGTCTGCATCTACATCACGCATGAATGCAGTGGGCGTGGATTCTTTGTCTGGCATTGTGAAAACCATGTCGTGCTTCTTAAAGAAATCAGCACAATACAAATGGTTAAAATCATCATTGCCTTTCTTCACTGAACCCTTGACATCATCACCATAAGTCATCAAGGCACAAATATCACGAAATTTAATGGTACTTTCCACTCCTCGCAAGTTATAAAAGGCACTGCGGAAGAGAAGAGAGTTAACTACTGAATTGATGTACACAGTTAGATTTTGTCCCGAAGGATTAGATCCAATGTGTTGAATCAAGTCACCATTGTAGGCCATCACAGGATAGCAAATGTCAGTAGCAATTCCAGTCATAATTGTAATGTCTCGGTCAGAATAACCGCAAATCTTAGCAATCTCGATGAGAATACGGAATGCGGAAAACATCACCTGAGCAGGCATTCGCAAATCATATTTTGAATAATCTCCGGCAAGGATCCTATCCTTTCCGTGCTTTCGCATATGTTCTGACAAATGACCCCAGTCAGGTCCTTGACAATTAACACCGACAGCACACTCCGATAGTGCGGGAAACAATGAAAGAATTCTGGCAATAGGCAAGAAATACTTACGAGTCATCATTTGCAACACAATAGGAGCGGCCTGAAACACACGCACCTTATCCTTTGACAATTTGGTTGGTTCGTCCTTCAAACAAGCTTTGAAAGCTGGGTAATAGCGCTCGCCATTAGCGTAACACTGTTCAGCTTTGTCAAACTCTTCCCAAAACATATCATCCAGTTCAGCGGGGCAATTAAATCCCTCAAACATCTCTGGATCCAAATACGTTAAATGGGCTCGCTTCGGACCTGATAAAGGGTAACCAACGGACGTGTTAGGAGGCATCTTGTCTACGAATTTCTTTCCATCAATTCCGCAGACAGTCTCCATCTTAGTCAAAGGGCGTGTGCCATGCCTCAATGCATGATACTCTGACAACAATTTCTCAAAAGGTTCAAGGTAATCTTCACAAGCTCGAGCGAGCAAAGATCCCTCAATACCATGAGATGGTTGACAAGAGTGTTGCAATGAGGCATGCCAGGGATCTCCCTTACGGAATTTGGGAGGTCCCCATTTGTTGGCAACACCACAAACAGCTTCAACATGTTCTGAAATGCAAGAAGTAACTACATCCGAATAGTAGGATACTCTTCCAAGACATGTTCCAAAAACTTCAATGTTTGGGGTCTTACCTTCGAGGATGGGCAGACGTCGTAGTGGGGACTTTTCATGAATCTCGTTTGATGTCATAAACTGAACTCCATACTTCTCCGTTTCCATAGTTCCAGCACTGGCTGAAATTAGGACAGACGGTAGAGCAGAAAGTTTAGCAATGGCGGAATCGATATCATTACGTAAAATAGTGCCACCACAACCCTTAGGGGTACCCTCAATACCACCTAAGTGGAAAGCTGCAAAATATGGTGATTTAGTTTCACTGATAAGAGGTGACATACACATTCCAACACAAGTGTTAAAATTAAGTGTGTAGTAACCACCAGGAAAACTCATAAAACCATTTCTCGCTTCACAATGCTTAATTGCAGTTGGAGAC